ATAATGACTACATACAGGATGAAGCGGTGGTAAACGGTATACATCGTATGTTTCAGGAACTGCCGGATGAGCAGATAGATATGGGCATTATGGATGTGGAAGAAAAGAAACGTCAATTACAGGAACTGCGTAGTGATAAAGGGAAAGAACTGATAAGGGAATATTATTTATAAAAGCAGAAGGGGAACAGGGAATGAAGAAAATCATAAAAAAGATTTGCTTTGAACTGAAAATGCTTTATATCGACTGGAAGTGGGATATGAAAATGTTTCACTGCTTTGAGCCTTACCCACCATCGTTCTATTATCGGTACACACCGGAAGAAAGAGCCTGTATCTGGGAGAGAGACAAAAAAGAATTGTTGGAAATAATAGCACAATTAGATAATTGATTACATAGGCACTTGCTTTGGCAGGTGCTTTTTTTGTGGGGCCAAGTAGGCTCCTTTTTTTATGCCATGAAACGGAGGTGGAGACAGATGGCTTCCAAGAGAATACAGGGTATCACGGTAGAGATTGGTGGGGATACTTCGAAGCTGACCGCCGCCTTAAGGGATGTAGATAAATCCTTATCAACCACTCAGGGAAATCTGCGTGATGTAAATAAATTATTGAAACTTGACCCCGGTAATACGGAGTTGCTGGCACAAAAGCACCGTCTGCTTGGGGATGCCGTAAAGGAAACCAAGGAGAGACTGGAAACTTTAAAGACGGCAGCACAACAGGCAAACGAGCAGTTGGCAAAAGGGGAGATTTCGCAGAATCAATATGATGCCCTGCAAAGGGAGATTATTGAGACAGAAAATAAATTAAAAAGTCTGGAAGAACAGGCAAGCCAGTCTGCGGTAGCCATTCAGAAAATCGGTCAAGCCGGAGAAGGGATGCAGAAACTTGGAGATAACATCTCCGGTGTAGGAGAGAAACTTCTGCCCGTTACCGGAGCGGTTACTGCACTTGGAACAACAGCCGTAAAGGTTGCATCTGATTTTGACTCCGCCATGAGTCAGGTGGCAGCGGTGTCCGGGGCAACAGGAGAGGAACTGGAAGCCTTACGGGATAAGGCAAGGGAAATGGGTTCTAAGACCAAGTTCTCAGCATCCGAGGCAGCCGAAGCCATGAACTACATGGCAATGGCCGGTTGGAAAACTTCTGATATGTTAGACGGTATCGAAGGTATTATGAACTTAGCCGCTGCATCGGGAGAGGATTTGGCAACAACCTCGGATATTGTAACGGATGCACTTACCGCATTCGGACTTACGGCAGCCGATTCCGGTCACTTTGCCGATATCTTGGCTGCCGCCTCATCCAATGCAAACACCAATGTTTCCATGATGGGTGAAACCTTTAAATATTGTGCGCCGATTGCAGGAGCGTTAGGTTTCTCGGCAGAGGATACCGCAGAAGCAATCGGTCTTATGGCAAACGCAGGTATCAAGTCCACACAGGCAGGTACCGCAATGCGAACCATGATGAACAACCTTGCAGGAGAGGTTAAATTCACGGGTGCTGCCTTTGGAGAAATGGAAGTGCGAACTACCAATGCCGATGGCAGTATGAGGGAATTAAATGACATTCTTGCGGATTGCCGTGTGGCTTTCAGTCAGATGAGCGAGTCGGAAAAGGCAGCCAACGCAGAAGCACTGGTAGGAAAAAATGCCATGTCCGGTTTTCTTGCCGTTATGAATGCTGCTCCTGCGGATATTGAAAAATTAAACAGTGCCATCCAAAACTGTGACGGAACTGCTCTCGGTATGGCAGAAACCATGCAGGATAACTTGGCAGGACAGTTAACTATTTTGAAGAGCCAGCTTGAAGAGTTGGCTATTTCTTTTGGAGAAATTCTGATGCCTGTTATCAGGGAAATTGTCACTTGGCTTCAGGGATTTATTGATAAGTTAAACAGTATGGATGAAGGTACAAAGGAGATGATTGTAAAAATCGGACTCTTTGTAGCTGCCGTTGGCCCGGTGCTGATTGTGATTGGTAAAGTAATCAGTGCAGTGGGTACGATTCTTACCATTGTTCCGAAAGTGGCATCTGCCTTTGGTGCGGTAAAGACTGCTTTCACGGCATTAAGTGCCGTGTTTGCTGCCAATCCCATCGGTCTTGTCATAGCTGCGGTGGTAGCTCTGATTGCCATTTTTGTTACGCTTTGGAACAAATGTGACGGATTCAGAGAGTTTTGGATTAATTTGTGGCAGGGGATTAAGGACTTCTTTGTGAATATTTGGGAAGGTATCAAATCCATTTTCTCCGGTGTCATTGATTTTATAAAGAATAACTGGCAGTCGTTGTTCCTGTTTCTGGTTAATCCGGTAGCAGGATTTTTTAAACTTCTGTGGGATAACTGCGAGGGATTCCGTGAATTTTGGTTAAATCTGTGGGACGGTATCAAAGATATCTGTTCCAAAGCATGGGAGGGAATTAAGTCATTTACCTCTACGGCATGGGAAGCAATCAAGAATGGAATCAGCAGTGCATGGGAGGGTATCAAAAGCGGTGTCAGTTCCGCAGCTAGTGCCGTTACGGGATTTGTGAAGGACGGATGGAGCAAAATCAAGGAAAGTACAACGGAAACTTGGAACAATGTAAAACAGGGTATTTCCACTGCATGGGAGAATATAAAATCCGGCACAAGCACGGCTCTTTCAAATCTGAAATCCAACGTGTCTGAAGCGTGGAGCAATATTAAGAGCAACACGTCTGAAGCATGGAATAACATGAAGGACAATATCAGTTCTGCATGGAGTGCCATCAAAGACGGTGTGTCCAAGGCTTCTGCATCCGTAAAGGAAACGGTATCAAATGCATGGAGTGCCATTAAGGAGAACACCTCAAATCTGTGGAACAATATCAAGGATACCGTAAGTAACATCACTTCTGGGATTAAGGACGTGGTATCTAATTTCAGTGATGGTGTGAAAAACCTAGCATCTGATTTGTGGGAAAAAGTGAAGAGTACCTTTGATGCCGGACTGAATTTTGTGAAAAACTTAGTCAGCAATGTTCTCTCTAACGTCATCGACAATGTAAAAAATTTCTTCGGAAATATGTTGTCGGAAACCAAGAACCGACTGGAAGAGATGAAGAACGGATTTTCCAATGCGTTTAATAACATTGTATCCGGTGTGAGCAATGCGGTAGGCAATATTAAAAATGCATTATCGGGGGTGTTTGATGCGGTCAAGAATGTATTTTCCAATATCGTGTCCAATGCATTCAGTTGGGGCAAAGATATCATCGGAAATCTGATATCCGGTATTACTTCCAAGATTAGCAGTCTTGTAAGTTCCGTTAAAAATGTAGCATCGACCATTTGGGACTATCTGCACTTCTCGGAACCGGAAAAAGGCCCGCTGTCTGACTTCCACACCTATATGCCGGACATGATTGACCTCTTGGGAAAAGGTATTACTGATAACCTGCATAACTTAAAAGCACCGATGACAGCACTCGGCAATGCACTGACACCAATGACTAATGGTATGCAGTCTGTCACGGGTGACAGCACCGGAGCAGAGGGTAACGGTAAACTGGATGCCATGAGTGATGCCATTGTTCGTTATCTGCCGAGAATGGCAGAGAGCAAGATTGTTCTGGATTCCGGTGTCCTTGTAGGAGAGTTGTCGGATGGTATCAACAGGCAACTCGGAAAGGCGTATGTGTAATGAGAAAATTCAGACTGATTAACGGACAGGGAGGGAGTTTCGACCTTAACAGGAAGGACTCCTTCCTTCATGATATAAAAGGGTTTGGCTATGATGATGCCACCCAATATGAACAGATAGGACGTGACTTTTATCCTTTGGAGGAAATTCTTTCACAGGGAAAGATTGAAGGAAAGATTTTATTTGGAGGACAAAAGCCATATGAAACTTACAGGGAGTTTGCCAGATTCATCCGGTCAACTCCCTTAACGCTTGTGTATCAGCCGGATGAAATCTTCCGTGTTCCAGTGCGTATTTCTTCCCTTGGGAAGTCGGAACTTTCGCATGGGGGAGCGGCACTGATAGCGGAGATTTCTTTTGCCACACAGGGACTGTTTTATAAAAGTATCAGTAAATACAGTAACACGCTTTCGGTGGGCGGTAAGATTTATCCCTACACTTACGATTATGCTTATTCGGATGTTTCCTATAATTCGGTGGAGATTGAAAGTGACAGCTATGAGGACAGCCCCTGCAAGATTACGATACAGGGACCGTGCATCAATCCCATTTGGAAACATTATGTGAATAACATTCTTTATGAAACGGGAGCGTATGTGGGAACGATATCCAGTGACCATAAGCTGGTGATTGATACCACCAAGATGCCGTACAGCATTACGGAGAGAGGAGCAGGAGATGATATCGTGGCAGACAGGTATCAGCTGTGTGATTTTACCACGGAGCGGTTTTTCCATTTACAGCACGGTTCAAACCGTATCTCCGTATCCCATGAAGGAATTAATACACTGAATGTAATAGTGGAGGGAAGAATCAGCTATGAAACCGTATAACGTGGAGATTTTTACTCCTGACTTTGAAATGGTGGGACACACCAACATCAACGAACTGTCCTACAAAGAAGATTATTTATCTTCCGATGAAAATTCCATCACGGTATTTGCAATTCCCGGTGTGGCCAAGCAGGATTATATCCGCATCAGCAGGGGGAAAGAAGAGTATGCCGGAGTGGTTACGGAGATTGCATACGGTACGGATAAATCCAAGAATATGCAGACCATTTCCTATAAACCGCTGATGGAGTTATTTAACACGGATATGCTCTTTGATGTGGATGCACAGGGAGTGGGAAGTTTTGAACAGTTTATTGCGGACAGTATTATAAGTCTGTATGTGGAGAATGAGGATACCGAGCAGAATATTACGGGACTGAGCGTAACGGCTCTGACAGAAACCACGGATTGGTATCTGCATATCACACCATCGGATAAGGGCGGTCATTATAACATCGTCAATCTGATGGATTCCGTGATTGTCCCAGCACTTCAAAAATATAACATTCTGCTTACGGCAAGCCTTGATATTCAGAATAAGCATCTTTTAGTAAGTATCGGAAAAGTGGGAGGCAGTGCGGTAACCATAGAAAGTGACCTGCCAAATATACTGAAGAAAAATGTGGTATTTAAGCAGGTCAGTGCGGATGTGAATAAACTGATCATATACGATGCCACAGATGATTATGCCACGAAAGCGGTCTATTATCTGCATTCGGACTTGGGATATGACACCAAGAACGAAGACCGGATTCTTCCGGTGGTATGTGATATGAAAGCGGTAAGCAGCAGTGAAGAGAGCAGTTTTGAGTCCTTGGCACAAAATGAAGCGTCCAATACCTTTTCACAGGCTGCTTTTTCCAATCTGATAGAACTGACCATGATGAACGGAGATGAACTTGTGAAACCGGATGAGATGCCTTTCGGACAGATAGTTAATGTAATATCTGACGGAAATTCCTATCAGAGCATTTTAACCGGAAGGGAGCGGGGAAAGAATACCAAGTTGATTTTTGGAACGGTAAGACTTGAACTGACTAAGATTTTAAGGAGGAATGGCTGATGGCTAATAACATTGTACTAAAAACCTACAAGGGAGGTAATGTAACACCGCAGGATGATGCAATCATTCATGACGTGGCCATTGCCACCAACGGAATATTTAAAGGCTGTGAAGTATCCCATGCCAGAGGAAACGTGCTTCGTGTATCGCAGGGATTTGGTATGATTAAGGGCAGATTTTTTGAAGTGTACGAATCAGAGATAAGCGTACAGCTTGCCAGTGCAGGGCAGACGTTGGATGGCAGAGTTTATATCCACATGGACTTATCCAATGCGGATGAGCCGATTATGCTTCTTGCAAAGACGGCGGCTGAACTTCCGGCACTTGATATGGATGCAGACGTAAATTATAACAATTCCTCTTTTGACATTCAGCTTGCATCCTTTAACGTGTCCAGTTCGGAAATCAGTAATCTGACACAGACCTTTACCAAGATTACTCCCGGCTCCGGTGGAGGAGGCGGTGGCGGCGGTAATTCTTTAATGCGTGATACGCAGTATGCACTTGGGGATACCGCAACAGTGGCATCTGCACCCGGATGGGTAACGCTTGTGTGTACACAGGCAGGAACCACAGCACTTGCAGAGCCGACAACGTATGCCACCATCACAAATGTCGGGGACAGCATTCTTGATGGCAGTTGTGTATTTACGGCAAGAAACATCATCGGGGAACTGGATGATGTTCAGGCAGCACTAACAGAAATGGATGCTTCAGTAAATGAGTTAAGTGAACGTGTGGATGAAGCGATGAACAGTTCCGGCAATCTGGTAACAAAGCTAATCAGTTTGTCGGATTATAAGGCGCTTGAGACTTACGATGAGAATTGTATCTACCTTTGCTATGAAGATGCCAATACACAGAAGGTTACCCATATCTACATTGGAAAGAACACGATTTTCTTTGAGGGAGTCAATGTAACCTATCAGATGGATACAGGAGAAGCACGGACGATACATTTGGATGAGGGTGCAGATGCACTTGCCAATGCTCCTGTTGCTACAAAAGCAGGGTATGATTTTGTGGGATGGAGAAGGGATGCACAGGCAGATGGTAATGTTCTGACATCTTGTACCATAGCAGAAGAAGGGAATTTTACGCTTTATGCCGTATTTTCCAAGGCGATAGAAATTAATATGTATCCAAACGGTGGCACATTGAAAGAAGGTAGTTCAGAGACAGCGTTGGTTTCTGTTTCCTACTATAACAATGGGACGGAAGCTGGTTCTGCGGTTGCTCTTCCGTCATGCCCGTATGAGAGAGAAGAGATGTCATTTATTGGGTGGTTAGTAAATGACGTACTTTATAAACCGGAAGAAACCGTTAACTTTACAGATGGAGATTTCATTGTTCCTGACTGGATAGATACCGTGTACGATTTCCAATTTACGGGAAATTATACACCGTTTACCATTCCGGCAGACGGAATCTATGAATTTGAAGTATGGGGTGCAGAAGGTGGAAATGCAACAGACGGAACACTTGTAGGGAAAGGTGGTCTTGGAGGTCATGCAAAGGGCTACCGAAAAATGACCAAGGGAGAAAAAATTTATATTTTTAACGGAGAACATCCGGGTTCTTCCGTGTCCGGCTCATCTGTCTTAACAGCAGGAGATAATGGAGGTGGAAGCGGATACTCGTATTCCTCATCTAAGCATTATGGAGCTGCCGGAGGTGGTGCTACCAGTATCATGTATAGGTCGGGAGCAATTTCCACTTCCACCACAAGCTATCAGGCGAGTAACTATAATGCAAGGAATACGGATATTATTATCATTGCCGGAGGTGGAGGCGGTGGAGGTGTGACCGCTTCAGGAGTTGCCAACGCCGGAGGAGACGGGGGCGGTGACCGTGCAGGAAATGGTTCTGACGGAGCAAGAGGTGGAAGACAGATTTCGCAAGGCAGTAATGACTACACAAACTTTGGTTGCGCATCGTCTTATTCCGGAAGCAGTACCACTTATTCTGGTGGCGGAGGCGGTTTCTTTGCGGGAGAATATGACACTCACGGACAATCTGCCGGAGGTGGTTCCGGGTGGGTTGGTGGAGTTGCTGCTTTTACCCACAATAAGAAATATTATGGAACGCTGAACGAAGTAGGAGTCAATGAAGGAGACGGATATGCATTTATCCGCTATGTGGAAGTTGTTTAATGGTAACTGACAGGTGCAAAGCATCTGTTTTTTTATTGCAAAAGTTTAAAGGAGGAAATGTTTATGAAGCAGGTAGTAGAAACAATG